CTTGCTGCATCATCTTTGACCTATAATGTAAGCGCAATAAGCGCACCAAGTATTCTCAATGCTGCAAGCGGTGAATTGCTCAGCTGCGAGATGTCCGTATCAATCCTAACGAGTTGGAGTTAAGCATGTCCGATTGGGAAAAAGAGAATGAAGCCTTTCTGATCAAGATCGGACAGGTTGTACCAACACCATCAAAGCCAGTAACTACGAAGAAGGACGAGGAATAATCTCATGGCTGTATTTCTAAATAACAATGTAGGTGTGAAGATTAACTCAGTCGATCTTTCAGACCATGTCACAGCAGTAACAATCAACCGCGTATTCGATGAGCTAGAAGTTACCGCAATGGGTGACTCAGCACACAAGTTCGTTAAGGGTCTAGAGTCATCTACTGTGACAATCGACTTCCTCAACGACACAGCTTCAGCCAATGTATTGGCAACACTACAGGCTGCATGGGGAACAACAGTCACAGCTGTATTCCTACAGACAAAGGGAACAATAGTTTCAGCGACTAACCCTCTATACACTGTCTCATTGCTAGTCAATAACACAACAGACATCAATGGTGCTGTTGGCGATATCGGCACACAGAGCATCACATTTACTGCTAACTCAACAGTTGCAGTAGCCACAACAGGTACATTCTAAACAAACTATAAAGGGGCAAACTCATGGCAAAACTAAAGATAGTTCGTACAGATGGAAGCGTGTTAGAAGGCGAGATAACTCCAGCCGTGGAGTACTCGTTCGAGCAATACGCGAAAAAGGGCTTCCACAAGGCGTTCCGCGATGAAGAAAAGCAGAGCGATGTCTACTGGTTAGCATGGGAAGTAACACGCAGATCAGGTGAGTCTGTAAAGCCTTTCGGGATTGACTTCATCGAGACACTTAAAAGTGTTGAGGTGCTTGACTCAGACCCTTTAGCTTAAAGCGCGATCTACCTTTCACCTACCTAATCGCTAGGCTAAGCATTAGGTTAGGGATCGCGCCCCAGCAGTTATTAGATCTAGACAAGACAATGCTCGATGCACTTGTGCAGGGCCTTAAAGATGAAGCGAAAGAGGTGAGCGATGCCCACAGAGGTAGTAGGCGCAATCGATCTTCGTAAAGCTTTAAGAAATTATGCTCCAGATCTAGCAAAAGAATTAACTAAAGAGTTAGGCTACATTCTCAAGCCTGTCGTTGAAGAAGCTCGATCTTATGTTCCTTTGTCCACTCCTATGTCAGGATGGGGTAAGCCAGAGACATCGAGGGGTGCTCGCTTTCCTAAGTATGATGCAGCTGAAATTCGTAGAGGAATTATTTACAAGACAACGCCATCAAAGCCCAATAAGGCTGGCTTTGTTAATGCCATTCGCATCCAGAATAAATCTATGCAAGGCGCGATTTATGAAACTGCTGGTCGCAAAAATGGTCAAGGTCAGGACTGGGTTGGGCCTAAAGCAGGTGGCGCATCTAAGGGTGTGTCCAGATCAAATAACCCTTACGCAGGCAATCAATTTATTTCTAACTTAGGGCAACTCTATGGCGAGAAGCGTGGCGGAGATCATCGCATGATGGGTCGTTTAATCTTTAGAGCATGGGCTAAGACTCAAGGCCGAGCCAATGCAGCAGTCTTTAAGGCTATTGAAAACACCACGGCTAAGTTCAACCAAAGAACGGCCTTAGTAGATGTACGGAGAGCCGCATGAGTAATGTAGCCATCAATATCGCGGCAGAGTTCAAGGGGAAAAAAGCCTTTAAGGAAGCTGAGACAGCAACAGACAAACTAACCAAAAATGTCAAAGGTCTCGCCAAAGGCTTGCTTGCAGTCTATAGCGCACAGAAAATTCTTTCCTATGGTAAGGCATCTGTTAAGGCTTTCGCAGAAGATGACAAGGCAGCCAAGGCATTAGGCACTACTCTCAAGAATCTAGGTCTAGCTTACGGCTCAAACATTGGCACAGTTAATGGGTTTATCTCTCGCCTTGAAATGCAGACAGGCGTGCTGGATGATGAGTTGCGCCCTGCTATGGATCGCTTATTGCGTGCCACAGGCGATGTTACTAAGTCTCAGGAATTGCTCGCACTTGCTCTGGACATTTCCGCTGGTACTGGCAAATCAGTCACTCAAGTTTCACAGAGCCTTCAGAAGGCATACCTTGGACAGACTCAGGCACTTGGTCGATTAGGTGTTGGACTATCAAAGGCAGAGCTTACATCCTCATCATTCGAGGAAATACAGGCACGCCTAGCAACACTCTTTGCAGGTCAGGCAACAGCGGCAGCTGATACTTACGCAGGTTCACTTGCTAAATTAACTGTTGCTGGAAACAACGCCAAAGAGACTATTGGCAAGGGTCTAGTCGATGCATTAGTCACAGCATCTAACTCTACCTCTACAGATGATCTGATTAAGAAGATCGACAGAGTTGCACAGTCAATTGCTAACTTCACTCGAGAAGCGGGTGAGTTTATCAAGATCACTAAGTCAATCTTTGATTTCAAGCTATTCGCTCCATCTGGCGGATTGTTCGGTGATGGCAAGGGATTCGGCAACATTTCGATGACTGTATCCTCACAGGATACTCAGCGTGCAGATGCAATTGCCAAGAAGAACGCAACAGCCTTGGCTAAACTTACAGGCGTTCAAGCGACTAACCAAGCAAAGATTCTAAAAGATAAGCGATTAGCAGCAGCAATTGATAAGGCTAACCTTGCTCTCAATAAGGGCGAAGAAGTCTTTGACATGGACAAAATCCAGATTGCCGCAGCTCTTACCTCACAGGCCGAGCAATTAGGCAAGGCAACATCTAGCGCACAGTTATTGCAGATCGCTAACGATACTGCTCGGCTGAATGTCAAGAAGTCTATTCTTGCTTTAGAAGATGCTATTGCTGCTAAGGATGAAGCAGCCATTACAGCGGCAACCAATAAACTCAATGCAGACCTTAAAATACTTGGTGCGCTATCTGGGCAGAATGTAAAGCTTCAGGACATTAAGTCCATTCTTGATAGCCTCAAGCCAAAGGATCTAATCAATCTGGCTAACCTAGATGCCGCTATTGCCAAGATGATGGAATTGCTACGCCTTCAGGGTACTAAGCCATCAGGCACGACAGGCGGCACATCTACTTCAACAGGCTCTACAGGCGGGGCAACAATCTTTCCTTTTCCTAGTGGAGCAACAACCATTGCTGAAACCAATGCAAATGTTGCAGCCCTTGGCGGAGTCGTGACACAGATCCTGCCTAACCTTAAAGAGTTCACACCTGATAGTGGAATGATCTCAGGCATCAGCCCAAATGGTCGAGAGTATAACTTCTCTGTAACTGTCAATACTGGCATCGGAGATCCTAATGCTATTGCTGAGGCTATCGACCAAATTCTTATTGATGCAGTTCAGCGCGGTACTCTGCGAGGCGGAGCGTACGAATGACATGGCTTCCAGAATGGCGTGTGACAGTAGGTGATGATGTCTATACGACTGTCATTTCTGTATCTTTCGCATCTGGCCGTTTAGACATTGATCGGCAATGCACAGCAGGTTACTGCCGAGTAGAGATTATCAACGCGAACAATGCGCCTTTTACCATCAATGTCACAGAGCCAATCACTTTAGAGCTTAAAAACAGCACAGGGGCTTATGTCACAGTATTTGGTGGCGAGGTTTCAGACTTTAACATTGGAGTCCGTAGCCCTGAAGAGACTGGCTTTATTACTACTGGCACTATCCTAGGTATTGGATCTCTAGCCAAACTTACTAAGGCTATCTACAACACAGCACTTGCTGAAGGTTTAGATGGAGCACAGATCGCAGCCATCCTAGAGGCAGGGCTTAACCTTTCATGGGCACAGGTGACACCTACGGTTACATGGGATACCTACCCACCTACAGTCACATGGTCAGAGGCAGAGTCCTCTATTGGCACTATTGACTCAGGCTTTTACACAATGATTGCTCTTGCAGCTTCTCCGTCTGCAAAGTCTTTAACGCTTGCTGATCAGATTGCTAACAGCGCATTGGGTCAGATTCATGAGGAAAAGAATGGAGATGTCTCTTATGCCGATGCGGATCACAGGTCTAACTATCTCGCAGCAAATGGCTTTACTAACCTTGACGGGTCTTATGCAACACCAAGTTCTATCACCTCAACAACTCAGATTGCTCGCATCCGTAACAGCCTTATCTACAGATACGCCACAGGATACGGATCAACCTACAGTACCTCTGACACAGACTCCATAGCCTCTTATGGCCTTTTTGAGCGTTCCTTTGACTCTAACATCAAGAACCTAGCAGACATCACGGATATCGCCTCTAGAGAGTTAAACCTGCGTAAGAACCCTAGAGGCTCATTAGGTGCGATTACCTTTCGCCTAGACAATCCAGATATGCCATCGGCCATGCTAGATAGCCTTATCGGGGTGTTCTTTGGTCAGCCGGTGCTTGTGTCTAACTTGCCTAGCAATTTACTCGATGGACAGTTCGATGGCTTTGTGGAGAATGTAGCCCTTCGAGCTACTCCGAGTTTTACTGAGATCACCCTTTACATCTCAGCAACAGACTTCTCACTATCGACCACACAATGGGAAACAGTATTGCCAGCCTCACTTCAATGGACTGGCGTGAATGCTATACTAACTTGGACTAACGCGACTGGAGCACTAACCTAATGGCAACCACTACACCTAATTTCGGTTGG